ACACAAAGTCCCCTCTTGAGATCGTAATATTGAACATTAAACAAAATGTCTTCGATGTTGAACTATACTTACGATCTTCCTCATATCACTCGTTGTGCCACCAACAGCAAACGGGTTTTTGTAGAGTATGAAGCTTTCAATGGTCTTCATCATTCACCTATATGCAGGTATAAGGGGGCTGAATTTCCTTGCACATCCTTTAAAGCAACTGACAAGATTGCTTATCGTCTCTCCAAGTTCATTGACAATGGAGAGCTTCCCAGATGTTGGGGTAAGCATCATCAACAAGTTACTGGATCTTCTCCTTCATTTTTTGACACAACAATAAACAAGATTTCTTATCTCAATTTAGAAAGACAGCTCAAATGGTCTGAACCTAACCTCAAAGAGGCTTTGAGTTGGCCTCTAGGTGTCCCAACCCTCGCTTTTTTTAAGTTGTCGAGAGTGGATAGTTATGTCTTTAACTGGGAAGAAAAGTGCCTGCTAATGACTCTGATCATGAGATGTGGGGAAGGAGACCAAATTGACCAGTCTCTTGTTAACTTGTATAAAAAGATGATAGTTGAACTGAATAATAGGGAAATAGCACACCTCAACTTTACTGGACAAGATATTGAAAAAGAGATAGCATATGTTCAAGTTCTCAGAATGCTAACTGCGATCCCCTATGACTACTATGAGTCTGAATTTCACTCACTACTATATGACTATGTCAAGGAGTTATCGATGGTGATAACTCCTCACCTGCTTGGAAATCGCAAATGGACGCCTTTAGCAACAATGGACCCAAGATTCATGGGACTGGTGGATGAGTGGGATTCAGATTTTGATTCAGACTTTGATCAGGATGAGCTACTAGAATGGGATGCTGCCCCTGCCTCACAGGATAGGGGAGATGGGAAAGAGGAGAGGGTTGAGGGAGTTTTTTAGTTTTTTTGTTTTGTTTTTTATTTTAAGGTTTTTTTGTTTAATTTTGTTTTTTTATGATTTTTTTGTAATTTTATTAATTTTATTTAATTTCCCTTAATTGGGACAGGGCAGCACTTTACTTTTGGTTCCTGAAGACCTTGGCAGCGGCCTTCACATGGTTGGCTGGCTGCATATTGTCATCAAGAATTCCAAGATTCTTCAGGAAGATCTTCCTCTGATCTTTAGTAAGGAAGGAACTATTGATGGCAGCATTCATTGGTCGGTCAAAAGTACTGACCACTTCTGCATTGCTAAGGCCTCTGTTCCTGGGATTGATGGTTCTGGAAAACTGAACCATGAAGAGGCTGAAAGCATCAGTTATCGTAGACAGCACATCAGCAGGAAGACTTGCGTCAATAAGACCAGCAAAGCTTGGATGCATCATGGGCCTAGGATAGCTTGGGGACAGGCTATCCATGTGACGGCCAGTCACAGGCAGATACTCCTCAACCACTTCCGTGGCTTGACAGGTGTATCCTGCGAGTGCTGCAGTCACTCGAGAAAGGGTTAAATCATCCCTAGATGGGTTCCCTTCTTTCAGGTTGTATTTCTTTATCAGCCCTTGCACAATCTTCTTCCCTTTCTCTGACATTTTGGCCATCATTTTTGTTGGCTTGTTTCCTCTTGTCAAGCACAAGATAATCATTTGCTTGGCGTCTTCCATCCAATTGTCACCCCCTCTGAGCTTGAGGAGTTCAATGACTCTACGAGCATCAAATCCTTGGTATGCAAAAGCTTGCACCCAAGCACTAATGGTCGCAGTGTCAACCTCATGACCAGCTAATTCAACAGCCAACGATTCATAAGAAGTCATTATGGCTATATTCACTTGTTAACAATCCTTGAGGAGCTTTGTGT